TTATACAAAACGTAATTATCGCGTCATGTCTTTCCTTTGGATGCGCTCTGCAGAATTCGCCCCAAAGATTCGTGATGCAATCCGTCTGTTGATTCTCAGCTATAATGCCGCTAATGGTACGCTTATGACCCGCGTTGTGGCTAAGAAAAACTCAAAAGACTTTGTACTTACCAGTGCACAGAGTGGTGTATTATACATCAGCAGTCTACCTGTTGAAAAAAATATCTTAATCGGGATAAAGCGGAAACTTAAGTACTTTGAGGATGCCTTTGAATACCTCTCCGAATGTTCCGGTCGACTCGAAGTATTTAATACCAGCAGTCGGTGCATGTCGCATCCTGACCGCTCAATCGACTATATATTTACTGATCCGCCATTCGGCGATTTTATCCCATACGCTGAGGTTAACCAAATCAACGAATTATGGCTTGGTTCACCTACGAATCGCGCGGACGAGATTATTATTAGTCCGTCTCAAAAGAAAAACGTTTCGAGTTATCAGACGATGATTACAGACGTTTTCCGCGAAATGCATCGCGTTTTAAAAGATGGTGCCCACGCCACGGTAGTATTTCATGCGTCTAAGGCGACTGTCTGGAATGCTCTGCGTGACGCTTACTCCGACGCCGGTTTTTCCGTTGATGCCGCTACGTCGCTGAACAAAGAACAAGCTACCTTTAAACAAGTTGTTTCCGAGGGTTCCGTCCAAGGCGATCCGTTACTTCTTCTTTCAAAGGGCAGTGCTGCTGAGGTGGAATCATCCTCGCGCGCTGTGCTTGACGAGGTAATTTCCGGTCCAAGAAAAAGCAAACGGCAAATTTACGCCGACTATATCGGGAGATGCCTGACTCGTGGTATCGCCGTTGAATACGATGCAAAGAGTGCTTATGATTATATCGCGCAAAAAGTAGGGGTGACAAAATGATGCAAGCTGCTTTAAAAAAACGACTTGGTCAGTATTTCTCAGGAGAGAAGGTTGCCGAACTCTTGGTCGATATGTGCTCGCTCTCAGGTGATGAATCTGTTATTGACCCGATGGCTGGAACTGGCGATATGCTCGCGGCCGCAGTAAGTGCTGGTGTTACTACCGAAAATGTATACGGTATAGAGATTGATCCGGAGGCAGGGTACATATGCAAGGAAAAATTCGAGTGTGGTAGCATTTTTATAGGCGACGCTTTTTCAGCAGATCCGTATACCTCATTCGGTCGCACCGCCTGGGATTTGGTTATTACAAATCCGCCGTATGTTCGTTATCAAGCGATGAGAAATTACGAAGGTAGTGGCGTTGCCTTGAAGAACGCGAAGGAAATACGTAATAGTCTGAACAGAATCGTTACTTCGCTCGAAGGTCTTTTAGAAAAGGAAAAGACATGCTTCTTGCGGATTATAGAAAGCTATTCCGGCCTGTCAGACTTTGCAGTCCCTGCTTGGATCCTCTGTGCAGCACTAACGAAACAAGACGGTATGTTGGCGATGGTCGTTCCGGAATCGTGGATAAGCCGTGACTACGCGCTAGTCATTAAGTATATGCTACTAAAGTTCTTTGACATCCAATACATCGTCGAAGACCTCAATTCTGCTTGGTTTCATGACGTGCTTGTGAAAACAAACCTTCTTATCGCAAAACGAATACCGTTCCGCGATAGCCTTCTCACTGCTCAAGATTTGACGTACAAGCATATAAAACTGTCTGCTACACTTATCGGCGAGCATAGCCTGGTAGATGGTCTTGTATATCTCGGTCATACTGGGCGTGACGGATTTATTGAGCTTCTGCACGGTGATGCCGATACTTCAGGAGACGGCTTCGATATGAAGCATATTT